ACACTAAATGCCACAAACGGTAACGTAACTAACCTAAGCTCTACTACAGCAGTAGCAACTAACTTATCAAGTGCTAACGCTGTAATTACTGGCGGCTATATTTCTGGTGTTGCTAACGTATCAAGTGCAACTGGTAACTTTACAACTGAGAACTCTAGTACTGTAAACACAGCCACACTAAATGCCACAAATGGTAACGTAACTAACCTAAGCTCTATTACAGCAGTAGCAACTAACTTATCAACAGGTAACTTGATTGCTACCAATGCGAGTTCAACTACACTAGTAGCAACTAACTTATCAAGTGGTAATGCTCAGATTACTGGTGGTACACTAAGTGGTCTAACAGCAGTAACGGCCACAACTGGTAACTTTACAACTGAGAACTCTAGTACTGTAAACACAGCAACATTAAATGCCACAAATGGTAACGTAACCAACTTGTCAAGCACAACAGCGGTAGCAACTAACCTAAGTAGTGGTAATGCACAGTTAACAAACCTAAGTGGTACTACAGCAGTTTACACAAACTTTAGCTCTGGTAACATCACTGGTACATTCAATGGTACTATTGCTGGTACAGTAGCAACAGCTAACGTAAGCATTTACGAATCGGTAACAGCCTTAACAACTAACCAAACATTCTACCCAATGTTTAGTAATACCAGCACAACTGGTAATACTATAGCCGGTGTTAACAGTAGTATTACAGTTAACCCAAGTACAGGTACATTGGCCGCAACAGTATTCACAGGCACAACTGTTAATGCTACAACTGTTAATGGTACAACTACAGCGGCAGGCACAGTTAATGCCGCTACTGTAAACGTAACCAACGGTAACGTAACTAACTTATCAAGCACAACAGCAGTAGCAACTAACTTGTCAACTGGTAACTTGATTGCTACTAATGCCAGCTCAACAACTTTAGTAGCCACAAACTTTAGTAGCGGTAATGCTCGTATTAGTGGTGGCTACACTGACAACTTTGCAATTGGTGGTAACACACGTTCAAGCGGTGCATTTACTACCTTAGCTACAAACGGTATTGTTACACACACAGGCAGTACAGATGCAACCAGTACCACTACTGGTCAGCTACAAGTAACAGGTGGTGTTGGTATCACCGGTAACTTATGGGTTGGTGGACTAACTAACATTGCCGGTAACGTTACTATTGCTGGTAATCTAACAGTAAGTGGTAACAGCGTAAGTATTGGCGCTAGTACTTTAAGTATTACTGATCCTATCATTAACTTGAATACAGCATCAGATCTGACACCGTTGACTACAGCAACGTTAAATGACATTGGTATCAAAATGCACTACTACGATACTGTGGATAGTGCGGCATTCTTGGGTCGAGCATACGATACCGGATACCTGGTTTGGGAGGACAAAGGGACTGATACTGCCAACGTGTTTAATGGTACTTCCTATGGTACAATTAAATCTGGTGCTTTGATTCTAGCCAATGCTAGAGTAGTGGGCGGCGGATTGACAGCTAATACTGGTACATTGCAAGTTTCTGGTGACGGATCAGTATCTGGTAACTTGTTTGTTGGTAATGCTATAACAGTATCCAACCTTAGTGTTGGTGGTAGTTATGGTGTAACTGGGCAGTACTTGCAATCAACTGGTACAGGATTACAATGGGTAACAGTTGGATCTGGTACAAACATCGCTAACGGCACAAGTAACGTAACTATTGCCAGCTCTGGTGGTATTGTAACTGTTGGTGTTGCTAATGCAAATACCGCAGCCTTTAGTGCAACTGGTTTACAAATCAATGGTACATTAGGTGTAACTGGTGCTACTACATTAAGTACTGCAACAGCTACAACAATAACAGCTACAACAGTTAACGGCACCACAACTGCCGCAGGTACAGTAAACACAGCCACACTAAATGCCACAAATGGTAACATTACAAACGGATTTGCATCTACATTAGTAGCAACTAACCTAAGTACAGGCAATGCAGTATTAAGCGGTGGATATATTAGCTCAATGGCTAACGTGTTTGCCACAACTGCTCAATTTACTACATTGTATGCTCCAGCATTAAACGCTACAGCAGGTAACGTAACTACATTGGTAGCTACAAACTTTAGTACAGCTAATGCTGTAATTACAGGCGGATATATTTCTGGTGTTGCTAACATATCAAGTGCAATTGGTAACTTTACTACAGAAAATTCTGCAACAGTTAATACTGCCACACTAAATGCTACAAATGGCAACATTACTAATGCAAGTAGCACAACACTAGTAGCAACTAACCTAAGTTCTGGTAATGCTGTAATCACAGGTGCTGGTAGCTATATTGGTACAAGTGGTACACCAATTGCCAACATCTATGCCGGTACTGGTTCGTTTACTACAACAAACCCAACAACAGTTAATGCCGGTACAGTTAATACTACAAACTTAAATGCCACAGCAGGTAACGTAACTACATTAGTAGCTACAAACTTTAGTTCTGGTAATGCTGTAATTAGTGGTGGTTACATTAGTGCAATGGCTAACGTAAATGCCACAGTGGTTAATGGCACAACAACCAATGCTGGTACTGTAAATACTGCTACACTAAATGCTACAAATGGTAACGTAACCAACTTGTCAAGTACTACAGCAGTGGCAACTAACTTGAGTTCTGGTAATGCTGTAATTAGCGGCGGTTACATTAGTGCAATGGCTAACGTAAATGCTACAATAGTTAACGGCACAACAACTAACGCTGGTACCGTTAATACTGCTACACTAAATGCTACTAACGGTAACATTACAAATGCCAACCATACAACTCTAGTTACAACTAACTTGTCAACAGGTAACGCTGTAATCACTGGCGGTTATGCACAGGGCCTAGCTAACGTATACAGTACGTTGGCAACTGTAACTAACTTCTCAACTGGTAATGGTATTATTACAAATGGTAGCGCAACTACATTTGTTGCAACCAACTTGTCAAGTGGTAATGCTGTAATCAGCGGCGCTGGTAGCTATATTGGTACAAGTGGTACACCAATTGCCAACATCTATGCTGGTACTGGTACATTTACAACAACTACTGCCACAACAGACAACTCAACAACTGTTAACGCAGGTACTGTAAACACAGCAACATTAAATGCTACTAACGGTAACATTACTAATGCTAACCATACAACTCTAGTTACAACTAACTTATCAACTGGTAATGCTGTAATCACAGGCGGCTACGCACAAAACTTAGCCAACGTATTTGCTACAACTGCTCAGTTTACAACATTGTATGCACCTACACTAAACAGCACAAATGGTAACGTAACTAACTTGTCAAGTACAACGGCAGTAGCAACTAACTTGTCAACAGGTAACGCTGTAATTAGTGGTGGATATATCAGCGCAATAGCCAACGTAAATGCTACTATTGTCAACGGCACAACTACAAACGCTGGCACAGTTAACACTACTAACTTAAATGCCACAGCAGGTAATGTAACTACATTAGTAGCAACAAACTTTAGTTCTGGTAACGCAGTAATTACAGGCGGTGGTATTAGTGGCGGCACAGGTAGCTTTACCTACCTAACAGCCACAACTGGTCTAAGCACAGCTAATGCTGTGATTACCGGCGGTAGCTTTAGTGGTATAACTGCCACAGCGGCAACAACAGCGGCATTTACAAATCTAAGTTCTGGTAATGCTCGTATTACAGGTGGATACATTACAACAGCTAATGTAACAACAACTGGATCAATGATTGCTGGTGGCAACATTGTTGCTGGGTCTGGTACCGCAAGTACAAGTACAACAACGGGTGCATTGGTTGTTGTTGGTGGACAAGGTATCAGCGGTAATATTAATGCAGGACAAGCCGCGGTATTCAACACTACACAAACTGCTGGTATGGACTTCCAAATTCGTGGTAAGACTGACAGCACATTGGTTTGGGCTCGTCCAGGATCTACATACGATTCAGTAGTAATTGGTGGATCAGCCACAACAAGTACATTGGTAAACGGTGCTAAGTTAGTTGTTAATAGTACCGATTCTATTATGTTACCGGTTGGTTCAACAGCACAACGTCCAGGTGCCGCAGGCCACACTGATACCACTGGTATGTTCCGTTACTCAACTACATTGGGCTCAGTTGAGTGGTACACTGGATCAACATGGCAAGGTGCTACAACATCATTTACTATTATAACAGACGAACAGTTTAGTGGTGATGGTAGTGAAGTTAACTTTACACTAGGCGGAGCAATTACAACTGCCGGAACCATTGTAAGTATTAACGGTGTAATACAAATTCCAACTCTGGCATACAGTATTACCGGTGTTGGTAATAACATATTAACATTCACAGAAGCTCCGGCAGTGGGCGATATAATTGATGTACGTAGATTAACCACAACACAAACAGTTAACGGTCTATTCAGTACAACTGGCTTCACCAGCGTGGACGTAAGTGGTGATAACACAGGTATTGTGTTCAAGACTGGTACTGCCAGCGCAGCCAACGTGGCAATTATTACACCAACTGGCGCATTTGTTAATACCAATGCCAACGTAAGTGTATCAAGTGCTAATACACCAACTACAATTGACACAATGGACAATACCAAGTATCGTTCAGCCAAATATGTAGTACAAATTACAAATGGTGCTAGCTATCAAGTTAGCGAAGCATTGGTAATCACAAACGGCACAACTTCAACTGTTGCTGAATACGGTACTGTACGTACAGGTGCCAACTTGGGGGTATTGAGTGCAACAGTAAGTGGTAGTGATACACTGATACAGTTTATTGCGGCCAACGCAACAAACTCAGTACGTGTACAGAAGAACTACAACTTGATTTAAAGAAATATTACAAGGGTAGAGGGCTACCCTTGTAAACAAGCTATTTTGGGGAATATGGAACCATGGCAAACAGTAATTTCGTAGTACAAAACGGCCTGCAAGTAGGCGGCCTAACAATTTTTGCTGCCAACAGCGACATCACAACATCAGGTAATATTAGTGTGACTGGCGGTGGCTCATTTGGTGGACTAAGTAGTAATCAAATCTATCAAGGTACAGGATCAAATGTCAATGTGGCCAGTACAGCAGTCACCGTCGGCATTGCCGGTGCAGGTAACGTAGCAACATTTAACAGCACCGGGCTAACAGTTTCAAACTTAACAGTAACTGGCACAGAAACTGTTAACAACACAGAATACAGCGTAACTCAAATTGCCACAACAGTTAATGCGGTAACTATTGGTAACGCTGGTGCTGCAATAGTTGGCACAACATCTACTATTAGTGGCGCCTCAAGCGCAGGCACTTTGGTAGCAACTAACCTTAGTTCTAGCAATGTATCAATTAGCGGTGGTACTTTAACTGGAATTACCACACTTACTGCTACAACAACAAACCCAACAACAGTTAATTCTGGTACTGTAAACACAGCAACATTAAATGCTACTAACGGTAACATTACCAATGCCAACCACACCACAATGGTTAGCACAAACTTTAGTTCTGGCAATATTCAAGCAACAAGTAACATTACCTTAACTGGTAGCATTATTCCAAGCAGTAACGTAAGCAGTAACTTGGGCAACAGCACAAACTGGTTTAACACATTCTTTGGTGTTGCGACTCAAGCCAAATACGCTGACTTGGCAGAAAACTATCAAGCAGACAAACCGTACAATCCGGGTACAGTACTACAATTTGGTGGCACAGCCGAAGTTACAGTAGCAGAAGCAAATACACCACGTGTGGCAGGGGTAGTTTCTACTAATCCAGCACATTTGATGAATGGTGCATTGGCCGGTAATGGAGTAGTGGCACTAGCTCTAACAGGGCGTGTACCGTGTAATGTTATTGGTCCTGTTGCCAAAGGCGACATGCTAGTTTCAGCAGGATTTGGATTTGCTCGAGCAGACGCCAGTCCAGCAATGGGTACGGTAATTGGTAAAGCACTAGAAGATTTCTCAATTAATGCTAAAGGTGTTATTGAAGTAGTGGTTGGTCGTTTATAAACAACTATTTGTGTTGAGAAGCAAGGACCTACGGGTCCTTTCTTTTTGGATAAATATACAATAAAACGGAATTGAGCATGGCATTAACAAAACCTAAACTTTATCAATTTGACACAAGTAACACCACTTTTGCTGATCCAATCACGGTACTGCACCAAGGTGCGACTAGTGCTAACGTAGACGTAGGTTTTCTATTTAATCGCGCCAATGGACTAGTAAGTAACGTGGCCCTGTATTGGTCAGAAGTTTCGCAAAGTTTTGTACTTGCTTTTACAGCCAACACCGGTGTCACAAATACAAACGTAACAGCAACAAGTTACGCTAATATAACTACTGGTAATATTTTGGCTAGCGGATTTTATTTTGCCAACGGCTCCCCATTTACATCAAGCACATATAGTAATACAACTGTAGCAGCCTACTTGCCTACAAATAGTACTATATACAGCATACAGGCCAATGTTGGCGCCTATCAAACCTACGCTAATACAAGTATACAAACTCTAAGTGCCAACATTGGCACATTGGTAGCAGGAGCTCCCGGGGCACTTGATACATTATTTGAAATTGATGCCGCACTGAGCAACAATGCCAGTTTCAGTTCTGTGATGGTAACTTGGCTAGGCAACATAACTACCAATGTAACTACAGCTAATACAAATATTCAAAGCATTAATTCTAACCTAGGTGCATATCAAACCTACGGTAATACTAATTTACAAACTATTAATGCCAACGTTGGTGCTTATCAAGTATTTGGTAACGCAAGTTTAACCAGTGCTAATACTTCAATACAGACTACTAGTGCTAATCTTGGCGCATATCAAACTTATGCCAACACAAGTACTCAAACAATCAATGCAAACTTAGGTGCTTATCAAACTTACGCCAACGGAGTAATGGCCACATTTGGTCCTAACGTTGGTACACTATACCTAGATAACATTTCAACTCAAGCCAACTTGGGGGCATTTCAAACATACGCCAACACCAAGATAGGCACAAACACAAACAGTAATTTAGTAGCAGTAGCAACAACTATATCAACAAGTACCACAACTGGTGCATTAGTAGTCAAAGGCGGCGCAGGTATTGCCGGAGAATTGTATGTTGGTGGTATTGGTAATTTTACTGGAAATCTAATAACAGGGCATATACTACCAAGTGCAAACGTAACATATGACATAGGTAGTCCAACACTAAGATTTAGAACATTATATATCAGTGGCACCACAATTGACATGGGTGGTGCACAAATCACAACAGATTCTGCGTCGGGTGGATTTGCTTTCGTGCCAAAACCAACTACAGCTAATCCAAACCCATTGGGTACAGTTTTTAGCCCAACTGGTGCTATCACCACTATAAACACAACTGGTGGTATAATTGCTGCCGGAGCTATTAATACATCAATTAACAATAATCAAGGTACAGCTAATTTTGGTAATGCGAGAGTTAATTCAGAGACATTAAGTACTAGTACCACAACTGGCGCACTACAAGTTGCCGGTGGGGCGGGTATTGCAGGTAACGCTTTTGTTGGCAACCTAACAGCAACAGGTTTTTACTTTGCCAATGGCGCACCATTTACTTCGAGTACATATGGTAATACAACTGTAGCGGCATACTTGCCTACAGACAGTACAATATATGGCATACAAGCAAACATTGGTGGTAGTCAGACTTACGCTAATACACAAGTACAAACTATTAATGCTAACTTGGGTGCTTATCAGACATACGCCAACACTAGTAGCCAAACAATCAATGCCAACATAGGCGCCTACCAAAGTTTTGCTAACACTAGAATACAAACAATAGATGCCAATTTAGGCACAGCTACTACTAACATTACTAATTTACAAAGTAATGCAGGTACACAACAAACTCAAATTAACAGTCTTGCGACTAATGCCAATGCTAACACCGCCGCATACTTGCCTACATATACTGGCAGCTTAGGGTCAATAACAACACTAACTACCTCCGGTGTTGCTACAATAGGCGGAAACTTAAACGTCTCTGGTAACTTAAACGTAACTGGCACACAAACAACATTTAACACAAACAATGTTATAGTTGATGATTCGTTATTGTATATAGCCAATAATAATTCTGGTGACGTTGTTGATATTGGTATTGTAGGGCATTTTATAAACCCTGGATATCAGCATACTGGTTTAGTTCGCGATGCCAGCGACGGCGTGTGGAAATTATTTGCTAACGTAACAGCCGAGCCTGGCACAACTGTTGATTTTACTAACGCAGTATACAGTGGATTACAAGCTGGCACATTAACCTTAACCAACACTGGCGATATAAGTGCTAATATTGGATCATTGTTATCTAATGCTGGTACACAAGCAACATCAATTAACAGTATCAACGCCAATATTGGTGGTAGTCAAACTTACGCCAATACACAAGTACAAACAATCAATGCCAACTTAGGTGCATATCAAAGTTTTGCTAATACCAGTGTTCAAAATATCAGTGCCAATTTAGGTGCATTTGAAACTTATGCTAATGCTAGTATTCAGACTGTTAATGCCAACTTAGGATCGTATCAGTCTTTTGGCAATGCCAGCATACAAACTATCAATGCCAACTTAGGTGCATATGAAGCCTATGCTAATACAAGAATACAGTCAATTGATGCCAACATTGGTGGCAGTCAAACATACGCTAATACTAGTATTCAAACAATCAATGCTAACTTAGGTGCGTATCAAACTTATGCTAACAGCAACGCAGCCGCACAAGCAACATCAATTATTAGCTTGTATACAAATGCCAATGCCAACACAGCCGCTTACTTAACAACAGCCACAGGTAATATTGCAGCCAGCAACGTATTATCAAACAACTATTTGTTTGCTAACGGTGTTAATATTTTAACCACAACTGGATCTGGTGGTAGCAGTGGTATTGGTAACGTTAATCAAACCTTATATGCAGGTAATGTAACCAGCACAAGTACTACAGCGGCTAAACTGGTTGACTCTGTGTCAACCACAGGTAACACATTGGTTCGTTGGACTACAACAAGTACAGACGTTACTAACAGCCGTTTTAGAGTAAGCACACTTGATGTCCTAAGCGACGGCACTAGCGTTTACTACACAGAATACGGCACTATTAAGAGTAACCAAAGTTATAACGTAGCAAACTTCACTAGTAACATTTATGCTGGTACTATTGCGCTATGGGCAACCACACCAGACAGTATTAATACAACTGTGGTATACCAACGTGTAATTTTAGGCTCAACAACACCACAAGGGTACTTGAACACTGGACAAACTGGTGCAACTGGACAAACTGGTGCAACTGGTTCAATATCTAATACCAGTGGAAACATTGTAACTACCAGCGCCAACACAGCCACAGGTGCAAGTAACAGTACAGGTGCGCTACAAGTTGGCGGCGGCGCAGGTGTTGCTGGCGCACTATACGTTGGCGGAATAGCCAGCATCGCTGGTAATACCACTGTGGCTAATATTACAGCAACAGGTTTTTACTTTGCTAACGGTGCGCCATTTACTTCAAGTAGTTACGGTAATACCACAGTAGGTCAATACCTTCCAACAGACAGTACAGTATACGGAATACAGGCTAACATTGGCGCTTATCAAACTTATGCAAATACTGCCAGTCAAACAATTAATGCCAATATTGGTGCTTATCAAACTTATGCAAATACTGCCAGTCAAACAATTAATGCCAATATTGGTGCTTACTATGCATTTGGTAATGCCAATGCGGTGAGCCAAGCAACTAGCATTAACACCATCAACGCCAACATTGGTGCTTATCAAACTTATGCAAATACTAAAATTGGTACAAACACAAACAGTAATTTAGTGGTAGTAGCAACAACTACTAGTACCAGTACCACAACTGGCGCACTAGTAGTGGCTGGCGGTGTTGGTGTTGCTGGTAACGTAACAGCGGCCAACGTGGTTATTACCACAGGCATAATATATGCAAACGGCGCGGCGTATAGTTCGGGCTCGGGTGCAGGAACAGCAGTTGGTAACAGCAGTATTATTACCAACAATCAAACAATTAGTGCCAACGCCACATTAAATTATGGTACAAACGGATTTAGCGTTGGCCCAGTTAACACAGCTAACGGTGTAACAGTAACAGTAACAAACGGTCAACGATGGGTAATTATCTAACATGAGTACAATATTTGCAGGTAACACTACCACAACAAGTCTAGTTCAAACCGGCGACATCTCTGGCAACTTGGTCCTAAGTTCAATTGGTAACATTGTACTGAGTCCTGGCACAGGATATGGAGTAGTATGGGCTAACAATGCGGCATTTAGCTCTGGTGGCAGTGGTGGCCTAACAATGGCCGCTGTGCAGACCGCTAACATCACAGCAGTGGCTAGCACTATCTATCCAGTTGATACTACCAGTGCTAACATTACAGCAACATTACCAGCAAGTCCTGCCGCAGGCGCCCAAATACAATTTGTTGACTATGCTGGAACATTTGGTACGTATAGTTTAAAAATTTATCCAGCCGGATTAAAAATACAAGGTAATACTAGTAATGTAACTTTAAGCACAAATAGATCATCTGCTGCCTTGATGTATATAGATGCAACACAAGGCTGGGTAGCATACAATGGTTTTACTAATAGTCCAGTTGGTACTTATTCAGCACAGGCTTTAATTGTTGCTGGCGGTGGTGGAACTAATAGTGCTATTTCTGGGGGCGGTGGAGCCGGTGGATTAATTTATGTGTCGTCAACTACACTAACGCCAGGAACTGCATATAGCATAGTAGTAGGTAGTGGTGGTGCCGCAAGCGCAAGTGGCAGTAACTCAAGCGGACTTGGACAAACAGCTCTTGGTGGCGGTCAAGGCGGTCCAGGATACAGTGGTAATGGATTTTCTGGTGGATCAGGCGGTGGTGGCAGTAGAAATGCTGGTACAGGTGGTGCAGGAACTGCTGGCCAAGGAAATACAGGCGGAAACGGTTCCGGCACCGGCGGAACAGATAACTTAGGTTCGGGCGGTGGTGGTGGTGGTGCGGGCGCAAACGGCGGAGCCGCATCGGGCGGAACAGCTGGTAACGGGGGAGTAGGATCTTCGTACACTATTTCTGGATCAGCTGTATATTATGCAGGCGGTGGCGGAGGTGGCGCATACAACGGCACAGGCGGCACCGGTGGAACCGGTGGCGGTGGTCCAGGTACAGGTAACAATACAACTGCAACCAATGGTACTGCTAATACCGGAGGCGGTGGCGGAGCGTCGGGTTATAACGCCGGCGGAGCACCTGCTACATCTGGCGGATCTGGTATAGTTATTATTAGCTACCTAGGTGGTCAACGTGGATCTGGCGGAGCTTATACTAGTAGCGGTGGATATTCAATACATACATTTACATCAAGCGGTACATACATAGCGTAATAAATACGTAGTTAATTTAGGAGTTTTATCAAAATGGGACATTTTGCAAAAGTAGTAGATGGCACAGTAACACAGGTTATTGTTGCTGAACCAGAATTCTTTGATACCTTTGTAGACTCAAGCCCGGGTGAATGGATTCAAACAAGTTATAACACACGTGGTAATGTACATTATACATCAAATACTAACGAACCTAGCGGACAACCTGCTTTACGGGCTAATTATGCTGGAGTAGGATTTATATACGATCGAATAAACGATGTATTTTATGCATCACGTCCGCGTAGTCGTACTGGTGTGGTTTTCAACAGTTGGACTTGTGATGCAGGTACCAACTGGTTATGGGCACCACCTACACCAATGCCAACAGAAGAAGGCAAGTTTTATGATTGGAATGAATCCACACAAACGTGGGACGAAGTTGCTGGGATTTAATTAAATGACAACAACAGTTGGCGGTTCTACCGGTATAACAGTTAGTACTTGGGCTAATGCGGCTCGCCCTAGTGGTGTCACTATGGGCACATTAGGGTGGAATACCGATCTTAGTACATTAGAAGTACATAACGGAACCACGTGGTCTAATGTAGGTTCTGGTAGTTCAAGTTCTGGAAGTGGAATTACTTGGGCTACAGTTCAAACAGCTAACATAACTGCGGTAGTTAATACAGCATATCCAGTTGATGCTACTAGTAGTAATATTACTGTTACATTGCCATCTAGTCCGGCGGCTGGCAGTCAAGTGATTATTACAGATTACAAACAAGCACTTTCTGCATCAAAGACAATTACCGTTTATCCTAATGGTGGAAAAATATACGGTAACACAGGCAACGCTACACTAAACAACTTTGGACAATCTATAAATTTAACTTATATAGACAGTACACAAGGCTGGATAATGCCATCTGGAGTACAAGTTGGGTTCTTAACAAACTACAGTATTACTTACATGATAGTTGCAGGTGGTGGTGGTGGCGGAAGTGACATGGGTGGTGGTGGTGGAGCAGGTGGATATCTTGCATCGTCTGCATACGTTACTCCGGGGTTAACATATTCTATTACAGTTGGTGCTGGTGGGGCAGGAGCTCCAGCCGGCGTTGGCCAAGTTAAAGGGTTTAATGGTAGTGATAGCACTATTGGTCGTTTGGCTATAACATCAACAGGTGGTGGAGGCGGGGGTTCTGAATATGCTAGTTCTGCTACATACTCTGGTGCGCCTGGTGGGTCGGGTGGAGGAGCTGCTTGCTCAGTTGGAACAGGAGGTTCTGGAACTTCTGGGCAAGGCTATCCAGGCGGCTCGGGTGGCGGATCATATTATGGTGGTGGTGGTGGCGGAGCCGGCGGCTCTGGATCTGGTAGTGGCGGCCCCGCAACCGGCGGCCCTGGCGTACAAAATGCCATATTAGGAACAAATTATTACTGGTGCGGTGGTGGTGGTGGCTCAGGTTATAGCACCAATGGAGCGCCTGGTGGAGCCGGTGGTGGCGGTGGAGGTGCAGTTGGATCAACTAGTGGTGGTAGTGGTATAAATTCTGGTTCACCAGGAGGCGGTGGTTCTACAGTAAACCAAACTAATACTCCAGGCGGAAATGCTGGTCAATATACCGGAGGCGGTGGTGGAGGCGGCTCACACTATAACTCAAATAACTATGGTGGATCGGGCGGTGCTGGTATTGTGGTTATTAGCTATACTGGTCAACAACGCGGAACAGGTGGCACAGTTACCACAGTTAACGGTAATACCGTACACGCTTTCTATAGTTCTGGTACAT